AGTGATGGTGAGTTGTTTGTTGGTAACCAAGTTATCAACCCAGTTACAGGTCAGATCACTAACGAAGATATTGCACAGTTGAATGTGTTGGGTGAGGAAGGCACAACTATTGAGACATTCTCTGAGGTTGTGTTGACTGATAAACTGACTGTTATCGGTGGTGCATCTAACCAGTTGGAATCTGTATTCTCAGGTCCTGTAACCTTCCAGAAGAAGATTACATCACAGGATCAGATTCAGACTCTTAACTTCACACTGTCCAACGATGATGGCACGGTGCTGAGAAACATTCTGATGGCACCTGATGATGGTAGTGGCAACCCTGATGTTGATGCTGGTGAAGCATTTAACACTGGTGATCTTTGCTATAACGTTGACTGGACACCTGGCACATTCCTGGGTTGGATCTATGACAACGGCATTTGGTATAAGTTTGGACTGAGTGATACTGGTCCTATCACCTCACAAAGATTCAGTGGTGATACACATTATGGTGTTGGAATTGCCCCTAATGCCAATAATAGAATGAGAATCTCTGGCAACACAGAGATTACTGGCAACCTTGATGTCACAGGTAACTATGGTTGTGCCGATAAATACTCACTGGCAACAGGTGTTGGTAACGGTAACAATGGTGTGATGTATACTGGTAACGGTAGCACTACATCATTCGCAATCTCACCTGGACATAATCAAAATTCTGTCCTTGTATTCCTGAATGGTGTTTGCCAGCGTCCTGGCACTGACTACACAGTTACTGCTAACGCAGTTGACTTCTCAGTCGGCACAACACCTCAGAATGGTGATAACATTATGATCCGTGAATTGGTTATCTAAAAATAAATAGTTAAACTCTTAGAGGGATCGAATGTCTACCAAAATCATAGGCAACCAGATTGATGCAGCAACCCGTGCTATCATTGAAGCATTGGATGTTACAGAGCAGATCAATTTGCCTGCTCTAAATCAATCTGCTATCAATGCGTTAGGCACTCCTGCATATGGCACACTGGTGTATAACACCACTGAAGATATGGCACAGATCTATCTTCAGGATGCACAGGCAGGTGTCCCTGGTTGGGATGATGTTGGTGGCGGTGGTCCCTCTGTTGGTGAGAATTCCATTATCAGGACTAATGGAAACTTTATCAACCAAAATATCACTGTTGGTGTAAGTGCTAACGGTGGTGAAGAGTTTCGTAATGGATTTACTGCTGGTCCTGTAGAGATTCAAAACGGATATACAGTTACCATTGAGAATGGTGCGTCGTGGTTCTTACTTGGTGGTGAGGATAATGACGTTGGTGAAGGTCAGGTGATGCAGTTGAGATATGCACAAACACCTGCTACTCGTTATCTGATTAGATCACAAAACCTTACTGCTATTCCTAACCTGGAAGTTACAATCCAACCATCACATACGAATTCAAAGATTCTGTTGATGGCAATGATTAACTCTAATGCTACCCATGTTAATACTATGGGTTTCCTTAGAAACAATAGTATTTTGACGGATGGTGTTCCTGGTAATAGCAACGTCAGTAGTGGTAGTGTCATGACAAGATATGAAGGTGACTCCACTGAATCGCACCTGAGAAATAGTTTCCTCATGTATATGGATCATCCTAATACAACTAATCCATTGACATATACTGTAGGTGCATCATCTTCTTGGAGTGGTAGTTTGTATAATCTTTATATCAATGATAGAAGTAGCAATGATATGAGATGTATCAGTAATTTGATTGCAGTTGAAATTAGAGGATAAACTATGTGGTCTGATGATGTGAAAGCAGAAGCAATTGCTCGCTGCTCCGATAACAAGGGTTTTATCATGGAAGATGGGAATCTTTCTACAGTTAGATTCCCCGACCATCCAGAATTTCCAGTCCCAACGCTATCACGTCTTGAAGCAATGTGCGACGTGGTGCAAAAAGAATGGAAAGCAATTCCTAAGAAACCAACTATTGAAGAGCAGTTGGAATATCTGTGGCATGACATCAATAACAACTCACTAAATAAGGGTGGGACGTTTTATCAGTTGATGAGACCACACTTACATAAATAATCACACGGACGATTGTAAAATCAAATGGCACAGTTAAACATTGGAGCGATTAAAGATCTTGGAGGTATTGGTGGTTTTACCTTTTCTTCTGGTGGCATCACTGCCAATGGTAACCTGACTGTTACTGACCTCGTTGTTGATGGTAACATCTCAGGATCATCTAACTATTTGATTCCGAATCCCTCAGGTAATAACCAAAAGTATCTGGGCACAAATGGTAGTAATCTTCAATGGACTGAGTTGAGTATTGCTGCTGGTGTTAGATCTATGCAGGTCTGGACATCTAATGGCACCTGGAGTAGACCTAGTGGTGTAAAAACCATCATGGTTACTGTTACTGGAGCAGGTGGTGGTGGATCAGGATTCCAAGAATCTGGTGGTGCTGGAGGCACATCACAACGTCAAGTTGATGTTACAAACGTTTCGTCAGTATCTGTTACCGTAGGTAATCCTGGCGGTGGCACAAATTATTCTGGATGTGGTGGTAATGGTAACTCCTCTAGTTTTGGTGGTTACTGCTCAGCATCTGGTGGATATGGTGCTAACTGTAGACAACAGCACTCAGGTGGCATTGGCGGCAATGGATCTGGTGGATCTCTGAATGTCTACGGTGGCGGCGGTGGTGGTCACGGATCTCACTATTCGTATGGTAACCACCATGCTGGTACATCCTATTGGGGTGGATCACAACCATCATCTCACGGTCAGTCCAACTATGCCCACAGACACCAATCCCACGCAGCGTGGGGTGCAGGTGGTAATGGTGCTCAGCACGGTAACAGAGGTGCTAGAGGACGTGAGGGTGTAGTGGTTGTTCATGAATTCAGAGGATAAATAACTAAAAAGATACGCTCATGTCACAGATTAAAGTATCATCAATCAGAGACCTTACTGATGCCACAGGATTTTCATTCTCAGGTGGTGGTGTCTCTGCTCTGGGCACACTGACGGTATCTAATATCAACATCAGTGGCACTATTCAGGGTCAGTCTAGTTATATCATTCCCCCTCAAGCAGGTAACGCTGGTAGAGCACTTCAATCCACTGGTAGTGGATTGCAATGGGCAGATGTAGCATCAGGATCTGGTATCAGATCTATGCAGGTGTGGACATCTAATGGCACCTGGACTAGACCTACTGGTGTTAAGTCTATTGTTGTGCAGGTTGTTGGTGCTGGTGGTGGAGGATCAGGATTCTCTGAATCTGGCGGTGCTGGTGGCATGTCAGAGCGTGTAATTGATGTTACTAATGTCTCTTCAGTTTCTGTTACTGTAGGCAACCCTGGTGGTGGCACTAACTATTCAGGATGTGGTGGTGGGGGTAACTCATCATCATTCGGTAGTTATTGCTCTGCTGGTGGTGGCACTGGTGCTAATTGTCGCCAGAGTCGTGCTGGAGGTGTTGGTGGTAACGGATCAGGTGGTAACCTGAATGTGTATGGTGGAGGTGGTATGGGACATGGATCTCACTATTCCTACGGCACACACTCATCAGGCAACTCATACATGGGTGGATCACAACCATCCTCGCACGGTCAATCAAACTATGCACACCGTCACCAGTCCCATTGTGCATGGGGTGCTGGAGGTAACGGAGCACAGTATGGTGATCGTGGTGCAAGAGGTCGTGAAGGTGTAGTTGTTGTCCAAGAATACTTCGGTTGATAAATACATCTAAGGAAGGAATTATCCAATGAGCGTCTTAAAAGTATCGTCAGTTAAGGACCTTGCAGGTATCGGTGGTTTCACTCTATCAAGTGGCACCATTACTGTTAATGGCACGCTGAAGGTTACCAATATCAACATCAATGGCACTATTGGTGGATCTTCCAACTATACTATTCCCAACATGAGTGGGCAAAGTGGTAAAGTCCTGACCACTAATGGCACCAATCTTCAATGGACCACAGTTTCAGGCACTTCAGGTTTCAGATCTATGCAGGTCTGGACATCGAATGGCACATGGAGTAGACCTTCAGGTGTTAAATCGATTCGCGTCCAAGTAGTTGGCGCTGGTGGCGGGGGATCAGGATTTATGGAAGCAGGTGGCGCTGGAGGCATGTCCGAGCGTGTTGTTGATGTTACAAACGTTTCGTCAGTATCTGTTACTGTAGGTAATCCTGGTGGAGGCACTAATTACAGCGGTTGTGGTGGAACTGGCAACACTTCCTCGTTTGGAGGATATTGTAGTGCCTCAGGCGGATACGGCGCTAATTGTCGTCAACAACACGCTGGTGGAATCGGTGGCAACGGATCTGGCGGGTCCCTAAATGTTTATGGCGGTGGTGGCACAGGTCATGGATCATGGTCCCGTTATGGATCATTCACTGCTGGCACATCTTATATGGGAGGATCACAACCTTCTTCCCACTCTAATAGTAACTACGCTCACAACCATCAGTCACACTGTGCATGGGGCGCTGGCGGCAATGGTGCTCGTCACGGCAACCGTGGTGCAAGAGGTCGTGAAGGTGTGGTTTGTGTTTATGAATTCTACGGTTGATATAAATAAAAACGACGGAGTTTCAATCGATCATGGCAAAAGTAGCAATCATTTGTGGTACTACAGGACAACTCTCAGATATCTGTGATGAGGCAGATAAGTTTGAGATCTATGAGGGTCCTGATTCTGATATGAGGTGGATGGAAGTCCCTGACGATGCAACTTATGAGCACTTCATGGTTAATGGTGTAGTTATTCATAAGTCATTGACTGAGGATCTCCGCGAAGAAGCAACTGTTGATAGAATGCTTGCATATGGTGATGTTGGTGAGCAACTTGACATGCAATATAAAGATGCTCTCAATGGCACTACCACATGGAAAGACCATATTGCTAATGTAAAAGCATCGACAACAAAACCCAGCACTATTCCTGAGTTTGTGCCTAATCCTAAGCATACGCAACTCGAAGGACGTAAAGCATGGGATCCTTGGGTTGACGATTGGACCCCTCCTGTGGGATAATATCTTTATAATCTCTTCGTTATATGAAAATCTGTATTGTTGGGGGCGGATCCGCAGGTTGGATGACCGCCTCTACTCTTGTTAAGGCATATCCAGAATGGGATATTACTCTTGTAGAGTCGCCCAAAGTTGCCTCAGTTGGCGTAGGTGAGTCCACAACTCAATTCTTTAGACAGTGGTTGCACTTCTTAGGTCTAAAGGATGAAGAGTGGATGCCACACTGTGATGCAACTTATAAAATCAGTGTAAGGTTTCATAACTTCCATGAGAAGGGTGATAAACCTTGGCAGTATCCTTTTGGTCAACCAAGAAACCTTGGCACTCCAGATATCTGGTTTTATAATGCAATGCGTTATGGATGGGATACTGATAAGTTTGCTAAAGATTACTGGTATGCAGCAGCATGTGCAGATGAGAATCGTTTGCCAGTAAATAGTCTCCCATTCTATGATTTGTATAGAGAATGTGGATTCCACTTTGATGCAGTTAAGTTTGCAAACTGGTTGCGTGATAACTATGCTAAACCTCGTGGTATCCGACACATCACAGGACATGTAAAACAGTTTGCTGATGATAAGATCTATCTGGATGATAGAGTCATCAATGCTGACTTATTCTTTGATTGCACAGGATTCAATGGTATTCTGAATCAGAGTGAGTGGGTTGATTATAGTGATTATCTGCCAAACAATAGAGCATGGGTAACACGTCTGCCTTATAAGAATAAAGAAGAGCAGATGGTGCCTGCTACAGATTGCACTGCATTATCATCAGGTTGGGTATGGAATGTCCCCACCTGGGAGAGGATTGGGACAGGATATAATTTCTGCAATAAGTATATCTCTGAAGAAGATGCACTCAAAGAGTTTATTGATTATCTGGATATTGATGATGCTGAAGGTAAATTCCGTCTGGTAGAATATAATACTGGAAGACGTAAAGAGATCTGGAATAAGAATGTTGTATCTATTGGATTGTCTGCTGGTTTCATCGAACCACTAGAGTCTAATGGTCTGTTGTCTGTGCATTCATTCCTGTTATTCTTCACTCGTGTGATGGATCAACGTAAGGTAATTACACAGTTTATGCGTGACACATTCAATCACGCATGTAACATGGCATTCGATACTTTCTCCTCGTTTGTTGCATTGCATTACTCACTCACACAGCGTGATGATACTGAGTATTGGAAAGCAGTTGGCAAGATCAAGTATCCTGATATTGGTCTGCTAAGTTACTTCAAGAATCTTCAGACTGCTGACTCTACAACATATGATACTAACATTGCATTTGGCACATATGAAGGATGTTTAGCAGTAGCAGCAGGTCATGGATGGAATCCATTTAATGCTACAATCATGAGTGAGATTAACTTCAATGGTGGTGTGGGTGAGGAATCACCAGCAGCAATGTTTGAGGTCCCACCATGGACTGGTATAGATAGTTTGCCACGTCCTTATGACTATTACAAGAGAAAGTTGTATGCAGATTGAATCTATTGTTATTGTTGGAGGTGGTAGCAGTGGTTGGATGTCTGCTGCACTATTATCCAAATCATTTCCTGATATTGAAATTGCATTGATTGAATCTCCTCACACAAAACCAATTGGTGTTGGAGAATCTACACTAGGTCACTTCAATCGATTCCTCAGACGTATGGAATTGGAAGATAAAGATTGGATGCCACGTTGTAATGCAACATATAAAACATCCATTGCATTTAAGAATTTTAGGGACGGTAAAGGAGAGAGATTTCAGTATCCATTTGGTGGACTAGAAGAGACACCAATTGAATACTATGAGTTGCAATGTCAGTATGGTCAGGAAGAGTATCCACCTGAAGAGTTTGCAAACTTTGTCAATACCAACACATATCTTGCAGATAGATGTAAGGTTGTAGAGGAGATACCAGGGTCAAACTTTAACTTTAAGGATGATACTGCATATCATTTAGATGCTGATTTGTTTGGGCAATATCTAAGAGATGAGCATTGTATTCCTAACGGTGTTGTACATCTCAAGGGTGACATTGAGAATGTAGTTAAGAGACCTGATGGATCTGTTGAGTCTATTATTACCAGTGATGGTGGTATTCTCAGTGCTGATCTATTCATTGATTGCACAGGGTTTAAGTCACTGTTACTTGAGCAACATATGGGATCGGAGTTTATCCCATTCAATGATTATCTGTTTAATGATAGAGCACTAGCAACAGTGGTGCCTTATATCAATAGACATGATGATATGGAGACATATACTGACTGTGTTGCGATGAATGCTGGGTGGGTTTGGAATATCCCACTGTGGCATCGTATTGGCACAGGATATGTTTACAGCAGCAAATATATCTCAGATGAAGAAGCAGAGCGTGAGTATCGTGAGTGGTTAAGTGACAGATATTCGCCCGAAATTGCCCAAACTGCCCATTTACGCCCGATACGAATCAGGCATGGTAAGAGAAAAGAAGCGTGGGTCAAGAATGTTATCGGTATTGGATTGTCATATGGTTTCTTAGAACCTCTGGAATCTACTGGTCTGATGACTACACACGAGAATCTAATCTACCTCGTGGATACTATTGCTAGACGTGATAGATATGTTGGTAGATGGGATATCAACGCATACAATGTGAAGGTGAATAATACTATTGAAGTGATGAAGAATTTCGTATCACTTCACTATGCAATCAGCATGAGATCTGATAACAAATACTGGATGGATTGCACTAACAACATTGTATTTGAGATTGATCCTAACTCTTCAGATTCAACCAAGTCTGCCATGAGTGGCGTTATTGCACTCATGACAAAACCTGAAGATGCATACTTCAACCCAGTGGATCTTGATGGTCTATTGTATATTGTATCTGGTCTTGGATTCAGACCTATCACTGAGGATCTCTACAAGGAGAAACTAAAAGAAAATCCTGACAGGGAAAGTATAGTTATCCGTAAGCATGAAGAGTATCAGCAAAAGAAACAATCTGTGCTAGAATGGGTTGACCAGCAACCATCACATTATCAATACTTGTTGGAGAATATCTATGGGACTGATGAATATGTTCACGAAGAAAAAGAAGTGGATTAGATTCTACTCCGTAGATCCTGGTGTTGCTACACTTCACCCATTATATCCTGCACGAAAGTTACAGCGTAAGTGGAGGACTGATGCACTTAAGGACATGAATACTTCTGAGCGTAGATGTCCATACCTGAAACTTAAGAATGCTTGGACACGAGCATCTAATGAATTGCGAGGTATTCAAGGTGATGTGCCAGCAAATGTTGCACATGCAGTGACATGTCCAGCAATTGCAAATATCATGGATTCAGGTTACATTCTGCCATGTCCTGGTGATATTATGATCAGGACTGATGGTAGTGGTGTAAACTTTGAATGGATGTCTCAAGTATTATTTGGACCCGCAAAAAGGTTTGTTAAGGCACATGCACCAGAGCAAACTGAAGGTTTCAGACAACTTGTGGATCAACAAAAAGATGTGCTTGATTGGACTATCAAATTAGAATTACCTTGGCGGGTGCAAGCACATCCAGATATTGTATTCATTCAAATGCCTATCGCATATCATGATGAGGATAGATTCTCACCTCCACTTGGTATTGTTGATCCATCATATTCATATGAGATTAACTTACAACTCTTCTGGCATAAGATTGAGGAGGGTGAATATCTAATTAAAGCAGGCACTCCACTATGTCAATGGGTGCCAGTGCATAGAGATTTCCTACGAATGAAAGGGTGGGATGTTGTTATTGAAGAGGCAAATGCTGATGACTTTGAAAACAATGAGTTGATGGAATACCAGAAGCATAGGCATTTCATGGAGTTTCAAACACTCAGAGATAGGATCAAAACACACAAACTGATCTTGTCGCTAAATAAAAACATCAAGAGGTTTATGTAACATGTCTGAGCAAACAGTAACTGAAGTTGATTTGACTGAAGAGGCAGGAGTGCCATCACAAGAGAGACTTGATGCACTCAATGATGAGAATTCAATCCCCGAAGGTACACTTATCTCCTTCGATCAACTGGTGATGAATTTCCTTCAGCAGCATGAAGATGCCAAAGAAGATTATAAGAAACTTCAAGAGGCATTGGATAACATGCACTACACTTCTACGATCACAAAGATCTCACTAGAAGAATTGCAGTTGAAGAAAGATCATATCAATAAACTCACTGGTGCTATTGAAGCAATGGCATTGTATAAGAAGTATGTTGATCCTGAAGTAACAGATAAGGACTTTGTGTTTGAAGAATGAATACACAATTGTTATTCCCCACACCTCTCTGGACTCAGAAAGATTGTGGGGTTGATAGGCAACCAATCATTGATTTTGTCCACTATGTGCAAAAAGAAGACCCAGATGGTCGCCGTGCCAGTAATGCTGGAGGTTGGCAATCGTGGGACTTCGTTGATCATGTAATGCTAGACAATCCTCTCAAACCATTGAGAGATAAGATTCTAGAGTGTGCATACTATGCAGCAGATCAATGGGGGTTTCAACAGTATTCTCTTAAGATTCTAAACCTGTGGATAAATGTCAACAAGAAAGGACATTTTAACCACATGCACACACATGCAGGGTCAATACTTTCTGGAGTATACTATCTAAGAATCCCCTCATGTTGCTGTGGTAATATCACATTTCATCAGGACTTTAACCAAGGTATGATGAAAGAATCGTGGGGATGTGCTGCTAATTTTAGTAGATATGAAGACATGAATGAGATTGAGCATGATGAGTATCCTGCTGAAGATACCATGCTATTGTTTCCATCATGGTTGCCTCATAGTGTGAGTGCATCATCATCAGGAGATGAGAGAATCTCTATCTCATTTAATATCGCTGCCTTCTCAGATCATTATCATGAAGTATATCCAACTAGATAATTTCCTGTCTCCGACTATATTCAAACGCCTTCAGTTAATGACAGGTGGTGAGAATGGATTCCCCTGGTATTTCTTATCCAAAGATGTGGCATATTCCACAGATGGGTATCAATTCGGTAACATGGATATTCTTGATATTGCACCAGAGCAGAAGACAGTAGGATTCACTCATGTGCTGCTAGATCAAGGTGGGATTGAATCACCTTGGTTAGTACATTTCCAACCATTGTTAGATTGTATGCAAGATGCAATTGGTCATGACATTAACTTCTTGAGAGTTAGACTTGCATTACAATTAGCAAACGGAAAGGATAGTCACAACGCTGCACATACTGACTGGGAGAATGATCATTACGCTGCATTATTCTATTTGAATAATTCATCAGGTGACACAGTATTCTTTGATCAGTATGATGATCCTAATGAAGGTACTGTTGACGAGAGATGGTATAGAGGTAGGACACAGGAATATACTGAGCGACACAGAGTCACACCTGAAGAGAATAAACTCTTCATCTTTGATGGGCATCAGTATCATTCATCATCCAATCCAGTAGATAATCCTTACAGGATAATTTGTAACTTTAATTTCACATGTGACCATGATATCTTCGATCATCAACAAACTCAAATCCTGTAGAGATTGGACACTAGATGACACACCATATTTGTGGCGTGGAATTGTTGATAATCCATCAGTATTTGTGACATGGAAAGAGGTAGAAGAGTGCCTTAATAATCCTCAATTCTATGATCTTCAATTTATTGATCATAATGGCAGAAATGTGCCCATTCCTGCCTATCGTCGCCCCTGGACGCATGAATTCACTCCAGAGGTAAAAGATGTCATTGATCAGTTTAATCATGGTCACACAGTTATTATCAATAACTTTGAATACATGCGTGGTAAGCAAGAGTTATTGAATTGGGTTGAGACATACTTTGCCAACATTCGTGCAGCGTTTCATGTATACTGTGGTGCTGAAACATCACGCTCATTTAATATCCATGAGGATGATGCACATAACTTTATTGTGCAGATTGATGGTGAGACACAATGGACAGTGTATAATCACAGGAAGTCAGAGTTAGTCACCAATCATCCACCTGATAACATTGACCATGATAATCTTGAGGTGTTGATTGACACAACCCTGTTGCCTGGTGATATACTATACATCCCCAAACATTACTATCATAGAGCACAACCAAGAGGCAAGAGATTGTCCCTAAGTATTCCTATGGTGTGCCCAGAGTTTGCTGGTCCTGAGATGAAATTCCAAGACAGAAAGTATTATGAAATCACTTAATCCTTTCCCTATTATTCACAAAGCACACTATGATTTCGATTGGAAGACAATCAAACCATCTGTGCAGGGATATATCCAAGCAGCACAAGAGCACATCCAAGAGTTTAATCTAGACACACCAGAAAAGGATGGTGGTATAACAACTGTGCCCATCAGTAAGAGTCATCATCCACCACATGTGTGGGATTGTTTTGAGGACTTTAGACCGTGGTTATATGAGAGAGTGAATAGAGTCTGGGAAGAATGGAAGTTGCAACCAATGGATAAACATCTCTCAGATTCATGGTTAAACTGTCATCCACCTGGAGCATATACTTCTGAGCATCATCATCAGAATGTCACAGTTGCTGTTGCATGTTATCTACATGTGCCTAAGAATAGTGGCAGACTGATGGTAAAGAATCCATTCTATCCTTATCGCTTAGGTGATCCTCTCCACCATGCATATTATGATGAGGGTATGGATTGGGAATACATTGATGTTACATCTGGAGATGTCCTATTCTTCCCTGGTTGGTTGACACATAAGACCGAGAGAAACTATAGTGAGAAGGACAGATATATTATGTCAATGAATATCATGGGAAGATATGTCAATTAAAGTATATGATACTAATGTGGTGAATTGGGATGTGTATGACACAATCATGCACCTTCCATATACATTTACTCGCACAGATGTGCCACCAGCAGAGGGTCAACCTGATGTAGATGCTAGAGGATTATATTGGACACATCAATTATATAATTATTGTCCGATTGAAGATCCTGATTACTATCAGAATGCAGGATTAGATGGTAGTGATCATCCCATCTACAAGGATATTCTGACATACTTAGAAGCAACCATTAAAGATATGCCACCTAGAGATAATCTCTACTCGGCATATATTAACGTGCTTCGTGCTCATGATTGCCCAGGTATTCACTGTGATGCTCCATACTTTGTGGATGACAATCAGACTGTGATTGTATATCTTAATCCTGGTTGGGATGCTAACTGGGGTGGTGAAACTATATTCTTTGATGATGATCTAGATGCTCGCAGGTTAGTACAACCTAGACCTGGACGTGTTGTTATGTTTGATGGTAGAATTCCACACACTGGCAGACCACCAACGCCCAAGTTTGCTCACAATAGATATATTTTGTCGCTAAAGTATATGGATAGAGAGACGCGACGAAAGTTATTTGTTGATCATGAGATGAATAACATGCCTCCAGTATTTGACAAGGGGATCGCAGGTTTTGATCCCCTGACAGTTAAAGAAATCTGGAGAAACATTGCGCCAATCTGATAACCCGTTAAGATTAAATAGTTATGTCACTCCGTAGGAGACTAGGGACCATGTTACTTCAAAGTGCGATCCTCACTCGTGAGGAGAAGAATCTGGTTAGACGTGCAATCTTTCTACTCCAGAAGGATTGTTATAATCGATATGGAGAACTACCAGAGCAACAACGAGAGTTAATTGATGATATTGCAGAGAAACTGCACCTAAGATAGTATGGAATTGTTACCGTTATTTTCTACCCCCGTCTACATTGATTTTTGCGATCTTGAGACGGGGATTCTTATATCTGCTGAAAACACACACTTCAATAATCCATGTAAAGGTGACCCAACATATGGTAACAATGGGTCAATATCTACCAACACAATGTGGTTAGAATCTGTCCCTGATTTGAAGCGACAAGTTGAAGCACACATGGCAGAATATGTGTTTGGTGCATTAGGTGCTAGCAGAGAGTCAGTATACTTAGAGCACCAATCATCATGGGTAAATCTACATCACGAGGGTGATCGTGCTGCATCACATGTGCATGTCAACAGCATGTTTAGTGGTGTGTTGTATCTTAACGTGCCTGATAATAGTGGTGAGATTATATTCCACATGCCATCAATGTTTCCAACGTATGCAACTAACACTGTAAATCTGGACATCGTTGATCCTAGTATCTACAGCATGAGAGAGTTTCCTATTCAACCTGAGCAGGGTATGATTATCATCTTCCCCTCACATTTGCCACATTATGTAACAGCGAATAGGACACCATTACATAGATACAGTGTCGCTTTTAACTATTTTGTTAAAGGTGAAGTTGGATCCCAAGAATCTAGGTTGACACTATGACCACACCGCTGCTAATCTCTGAGAGCATCCCACTGGAGTGTAAAAAGATCTTGGAAACACTAGAGATTGGACGGCGAGTTAAGTATCACGATACAGAAGGATATATCTCCTTCATTTGTGATGAGTATCTAAACATTTGCTTCAAAGAGAAACCTAATGGACCTGGATCTGCTCGACCATATGAGCAATGCCAACTGCTAGTGTTTAAGGAATACTGGGAAGATTTGTTGGTTGATGATACTCACATGCACGATGTTGTGCTGTATAAAGGTAAAGTAAACGATCACCCTGGCAATGAGATGCTGCCCCATGTGGTCACGCCGATGGATGTGGCAATCCACTAACTGTCCACTGATTTGACAGCACCGCACGGTTGTCTGTATATTAAAAGGGTCAAAGCAACGCGATCCAATGACCTCCAACGCCGCTCTCGCTGACGCCCTCTTCCGCATGGTGCCTAACGCCCTGTCGCTGACCACACAGCGCCTTCAGAAGGGTCTGAGCATCATGTCTGGCGGTCGTTTCACCGATCTCGATGAGTATTTCGGTGATACAACTGTCGATAAAACTAAACTCCTTGCCAACGTTTTCAACCCTGCATTGCAGGACACTGCTGAAAAGTGTGGTGTTGATTACATCACCGAGGAAACTACTGGTTATGATGCTATTCTTCTCGATGAAAAGATCGAGAATAAACTGACACTGACCAAGACCACATCTTCCTTCGCTACTGGTAACAACCACAGCAAGACTAAGGTCGATAAAGTCTTCGTTGTCAAAGCATCTCAGGTGGGTAACATCTTCCCATCTGTATTTGCTGCCGTTATTGATCTTTCTCTTGCCACTAATCCTGAGACTGGTTGGGATGATAAGGTGACAAAGACTGGCAAGAATAACAACGGATTCTCCACACTTCGTGTCCACAATGATGATTTGCACTGCATCACTGTGATCTATGGTAAAGTGCGTAAAGCAGACAAGTTTATCCACACCGTCTATGAAACTCTCGCTGAATGATACTCACCACATGAATTGCATCGATGGGATGCAACTCATGGATGCAGAGTCTGTGGATCTGGTTGTTACCTCTCCACCATATGATGACCTCCGCACATACAATGACTCCAGTAAATGGGATCACAATGTATTCAAACAGGTTGCAGATGAGATCTCTCGTGTGCTCAAACCTGGCGGAGTTATCATGTGGAATGTTAATGATGCCACGGTAAAAGGTAGTGAAACTGGTAGTAGTTTTCGGCAGTGCCTTTACTTTATGGATGCTCATGGTTTGCGTCTTCATGACACCATGATCTACGAAAAGACAGGCACAGCGTTTGCATCTGGTCCCAATAGTGTGAGATATACTCAAATCTTTGAGTATTGCTTTATTCTGTCCAAAGGTAAACCTAAGACCATCAATCTTATTCAAGACAAGAAGAATAAGTGGGCAGGATATACTTCTTTCGGCAATGCTAAGACTCGAAAGAAAGATGGCACGATGCACGATCCTGGACGAAAGTCTAATGAGATCAGAGAATGGGGAGTCAGGACTAACATTTGGAAGATCAAGAATAGTGGTGGTTTTGGTCAATCATCCAAGGCAAGTTACAAGCATCCTGCAACTATGCCTGAAGAATTAGCACGAGGTCATGTAATCACATGGTCTAATGAGAATGATCTTATTCTTGATCCTTTTATGGGTGCTGGCACTACTGCCCAGGTCTGCCTAGAGGAGAATCGTAATTTTATTGGTTTTGAGATTGATGATACATATCATCAGATGTGTGTCGATCGCATCAAACCAATGCAGGACAATTTACTCACTAGGTTATGCTGAGAAACAAAGCACAAGTAACACCCAAGACAGCAAAAGCACAGGAGATTTATGCTAATTATCTCAACAGTGATCCTGTGGTAACTGTTGAGCATAAGAGGGAAGATCGCTGGTTTTTCTCATGCCCAAAGAATCCAGATTTCTGGTTTTGGGTAGATGTCCCATACGACAATGATTGGAGTTATCATGAGTTATCCTGAGACATTTACATGCACATCCACTGCCCCATATGACCGTCATTGGTATAAAGTATGGTGCAAGGATAATTCCGTCAAAGTATTACAATCATATGCAGAAGTGTATGATGCTTGGTGGAATTTCAAAGAATACATTTCACACGTTGAGGTTATCGATGTCAAATCCAAAGGTGGAAAAGGTTTCAAGTGAAGATTCACTCCAAATTATTGAGAATGATGATGGCACATTTACTCTAGAGTGGGATCCAAACGATCCAAGATGGAGTATGTTTAATGATATTCCTGAAGAGGAATTGTCTGCTATGATTACAAACGGATTGAAAGATTATCTGGAGGCAACAGAAGATGAGTGAAGGAGATGATGCAAGGAAAGCATTAGAAAAACTCCAACAATCTATGGATGAAATGAATACTAAAGTATTTCACAATGGTGATGACTTGAAAGACAATATCATCACGAGATTGAATCAATCTCAGGAGATTGTGGACATTTTGAATAAAGCGAGAGATGCACAAAAACGTCAAGGTAATCGATAATTACTTCCCAGATTGGATGGTGAAGCGTATAAGTCACGAGTTGGAAGTAATGCCCGTGACTTATACTAACTCACCATATCGTGACTTCGAACGTGCTAGATTCTTTGGATCATCTCTCATGGAGTATGATGAATTCAAAGATATTAAACCTTGGTGGTTTGTTGAGTATTTCAATCAATGTGTATACAATGACATTGAAACTAGCACTGTTGGTCATTGCTGCCGTGTGCTCCTTAATGCTCAATTACCTGGCATGAATGGTTGCAACCATTGTGATGCTGACACTGATGAATATCTCACGATTATATACATGGGACATGGACAATCTGGTGATACAGTGTTTGTCGATCCTGCTGACAATGAGATGGAGAGAGTATCATTTAAGGAAGGAAGATTAGTGATATTTCCATCACATATCTGGCACCGTGGCGAGGCACCGTCTCACGGTTATCGGGTGAGTCTCGGGGCAGTCTATCCTGTTGTGCCAATCGACGCCCTGTCCACTAACGGTTGATCAGTGTCCGTTCTCGTGTATTCTATAGAAGTCAAAGGGATTCACGCCATGCGGACCACTAAAGCAGCAGCACTCCAACAGTTTCGCTACAACTGGAAAGTGTCAACTAAGGGCACGAAGTGGGAGACTGATAGCATTGCAAAGTCTGAAGCATGGGGTAACTTCACTGATCAACTTTGCAAGGAAGGTTACATCACTCTCAAACAATACGAGTCCTGGTCTAACCCTTTCTGATCATCCTTAATTAACAACAATGACTGACTTTATCTGCGCCTACTTTGGTAAAGATTGGACCATTACTGCCCGTGGGTTTGAGTCTGCTAAGCAAGCAGAATCACATGGCAAGTTTATGATGCCAATCCCTGGATGTTTCGGTTTCGCTGTTATTTCAGAAGACCCAGATGCCTGGATTGTTTTTGATCAATTCAGCATGTTATCTGGCAAAGAGACTGTAACTCGCGACGATTTCAAAAACTTCACTGTTTCTTTCTGATGATTACTTCCAAGGCACAAATGATCAACGTCATGAAACAATGTGATGGCGCTGATACTCTCTCACGAGAGGAAAAGTTTCAGGTATTTGTGAGAGTCTGCGACAATATGTTGGAAGACGGTAGAATCACAAAGGCAAACCACACTAAATGGACAAATATGTGGTGACAGTCGCCAAACCGTCTCACAGCGCCTTCTAGGTGCCTCTCCGTGCCCTATACTGACTTCAGTCAAGCGAATCCAATGCAACTCACTGCACAAGGCGGAAACATGGTTGTTGACTTCTATCCCGTCAAGTTTGCTGATGGGACTGTCAACAACCGTCACATGCTCAAAGTTGTAACTTTCATGGGCAAATCACAGTCCATGCGTTACATCAACAAGAAAGATATGAATCAAGAGATTGATTCTCGTGTCAATGCTTATAATTACGAAGTGACCGATATTCACACTGATTATCAACTCTTTAACTCTGCACTTTGCGCCGCTTGCTGATGCCTTTCCCTACTCTCTTTTCCATCGCTAAATCTACCTTGTCTCCTCAACAGTTGCAAACACTCAAAGAGAATTATTGTGACATGATTCTTGATAACATGGACATGGATGATCTCATGGTTATGTGTTACGATCTCTTGCTTGATAATTATGAGAAACTCAATGAAGCAGAGGTAAAAGCAGAGATTCTTGATCTTTATGATCAGGAGACGTTAGATAGACTCATGCCTAAAGTTTCACCCTCTCAGGCACAAGAAGATCTCTATTCACAAGTTGTTGCATACAACGAGAATTACGACGATCTCTGATAGTATAATTACTCACAACTCTCCCCAATTCTTTTCATCATCTCATCATGGATTACGACATCAACGAGAAAGAAACCTCCATCGATAACATGGGCGATTCTTTACTCATTGCTCTGGAGAATGCTGTGAATAATGATAACTACGCCAATGCAGATGCTATTATGTCTGAATGGATTGTTGACGGTGTTGATCCTGTCGATGGAAATTATGAGTTTATCTTTATCCCTAATTTCACTCTCCAATGATGACAAAAGCAGAGAAAATCTTCCTAGCATTGCATCAAGTTGACGGCATAGAAGCACTCGTCAAAGATCTAGACTATCAGCAGTATTTGACTGAAAAATGTATCAAATTGCGGTGCGAATTGAAGCGTCAACTATCACTAATCAAGGCAGGCGACGACGCGGTGTTCGATCGGTAAGGTGTCCACCCCTGCCCTGATTCGGGCAGGATCCGTGCTTATAATGGTTGCATACCAAACAAAGCGACAATGCTTCTCACTGATTCCAAGTTCATCGACGCTCTCCGTCAACTGCCTCAATTCTTGTCTGAGACTGATGCTGACGTAGATATGGCATACGATTGGGTGTGTGAAATGTCACAACCTTTTGCACACGATGGTGCTGCATTCTCTTTCTTTTATGATGTTTATTGCGAGACCTTTGATCAGATGGCATAATGCCTAAATTCGATTCTCACTACTATTCTATCATCAAACAAATGCAAACTATCGACATTGATTACACCAAACGCCTTGATTCTTCAGCATATTGTGAAGATATCTGGATTGAAGAAGATAGCATCTGGGTTGGCGAAAGGCGTCTCGCTGCTTTCACTATCACGGAAGATTATTCCAACGATGAAGGCAAATATCGTGTAAATTGCCGTCGCCAGATGACACTTGCTGATGGCGCACTATCTTACATCTACCCACGAATTGCTGGGTTTGATACTGTTGCTGAGTGCAAAGAATTCATCGTTGATTATATCAACGACCCTGTGTCTCAAGCAATCTTTAACGACCAACATCGTAAGTGCCTGGAGGTCCTATGCGCCTGATTCTTGCTGCTATTGTTATCATCATCGGCACCACAATTGGTGTCAACGCTATCAACGCTGTCTCAAACATGCAAGACGCTAAGATGACACGTTTCTGCAAATCTGCTCCCATTGGTGCTGGTTACGATGAAATGTGTCGCGACTATCGTTAATGTGACAATCCACTAACCTGCACACCCTGCATCGCGATCCGTCGCGGTGTGGGGTTATAATCTTATCAACGACAAACAAACGCACTTTGATCACACTTCGCCCGCATCAGACTCGCGCCCTCGCTGCAATGAGCGCCGCTGATCATGGTCAAATTATTGTGCCAACTGGTGGTGGCAAAACTATCATCATGATCGAGCATTGTCGCCAACTGCTTAACAACGGTCCCCGCACCATTGTTGTTGTTGCTCCGCGCATTCTTCTCGCTAATCAACTCAGCGAAGAATTCTTGCAGTTTATTCCAACAACGTGGACACATGTAGCGCACTGCCACAGTGGTGAAACGCATCACTTCAGCACCACTAACAGCGACAAACTTGCTCTCTTCAATGATACTGCGCGGGCAGCAAATGAGTCCTGCATTATCTTCACTACCTACCACAGTCTGCGCCGTGTTGTTGATAGTGGCATCGACGTTGATGCTATCTATTTTGATGAAGCACACAATGCTTGCACTAAACATTTCTTTGTAAGTGTTGCTGCTATGAGTATGGTTGCAGTGCAAAAGTATTTCTTCACAGCAACACCTCGCGTCAGCAATAAGCATGACCGTGGTATGAATAACCGTGAGATCTTCGGTCCCGTTCTTGAGAATGTCCCTGCTCCTGAGTTGATTCAAGGCGGTCACATTCTTCCCCCTACGATTGTCCCTTTCGAGACAGATCACGTCGTAGATAAGAAGAATCCTCACATGGTCCACAGTAACACTGTGCAGGATATTATTGATCAACTCGATGAGACTGACGCTGCGAAAGTGTTGGTTGCTGTGCCATCTTCGCGTGTGCTTGGTAACATCCTGGGTCACACAGATATTCTCTCTGAGTTGTCTGATCGTGGTTATGATGTGTTGCACGTCACCAGCAAGTTTGGTGCTTATGTAAACAAAACCAAAGTGTCGCGTGAAGTATTCTTTGACACGCTGACTGCATGGGGTAAGGATAAGCAACGCAAATTTGTATTGTTTCACTATTCCATTTTGTCTGAAGGTATCAACGTGCCTGGTCTCACTCATTGCATCATGCTCCGCAATCTTAACGTAGTTGAGATGGCACAAACGATCGGCAGAGTTATCCGTCTCGATAAGGACGACGCTGCTAAATTGCAGAGCGGTGAGATTCAACCACAGCAGTGGAGTTTGTATAACAAACCCACAGGATTTGTGACTGTCCCCGTTCATCGTAACTATGGCAAAGCAGTTATTAAGCGTTTGCAGCGTATCACGGATGAGATTTTTGTGAAGGGCATCCCTGCCACCGCTCTCGTGTGACGATCGGCGCGGTGTCCACTATCACCGCACAGCACCCCAAAATCGTGTATCTTAAGGACATGGAGGGGCACACAACGACCGCCCCCCACAATCACTTCACTCTCAACTCTCATGCGTAAGATCGAAAAGCAAATGTGCGCCGCTGTCCAAGGTAACAAGGACTGGCAGTCTGGCAACACTTCTGTGCATTTTGACGCTGAATCTGGCGTCTCTGTTGTGCGTCTCCACGGCAACAAGATCGCTGAGATTGATGACACCTCCATGACGATTTTCGATGGTGGTTGGCAGACTGTCACCACAAAATCTCGTCTGAATGCACTTTGCGAAGAATTCTGCATCGCTGGCGAAGGTGTTTTCCAAAAGAATTATCAGTGGTTTGTGCGTAAGTTTGTTGGTCAATCTTCCATCACTGGTAAAGTCTTCAACGTCGATGATTTCACCAACGGTTACACCTTCGCCTGATCATGTTTGCATCACTCTCTAAGAAAAGATCCAAATCCAATCTTCTCACAATTCACATGCGATTTCTTCTCTTAGTTGTTATCGGCGTCCTGATTTACAATAGCAACGACGCCCGCTTCTTTATCTCAGATCAACTCAACAATGCTTCTGAGATGATCCGCCCTGATGCACAATTTAACTTCCGTTATTGATCATGAATCGTTACTGCATTGAAGTCGATCGAATCGAACCTAATGGCAGCATTTATCACCTTGTCCAATATAGAGAATTGAAACCCACTAAATCACTCAAAGCACACAAACTTCAACTCAACAAACTAACAACAAAGATTGAAGAAGAATTGCACTATTATCAAGTCCCATTTGAGCGATTTTCTGTGTCTATGGTATAATAAGTAATAAGCACACTCATTAACAACAATGTCTGATCTTTCCCCTAGTCTCACTGATAAAATTCAACATGAGACTTACGGATTATTTCCACTCCCCGTCACCAAATATACCAACCCTGATCATGACAAACACAAGGAAGATATTCTTAAGTGGATGTCACAACAAGAGTTAAAAGAGAAGCATGGTAGAGAAGCAATCTGCCACAACATCACACAGGTAGGTGATAACAATGAATGCCTAACTGCATTGCCTTGGATTGCTGAAACTCTCATCACTGCTGTTAATCAACACAACACAAATGCACACCTGTTTAACACTAACTTCGCTATCCAAGATAGTTACTTAGAGATCGCAGATGTGCAAGCAATCTATGCACCACATGAGCACTCTAATTGTTTATTTTCTCTCACCTACTTCGTCAACTTTAACCCAGACCAACATTGTCCCATTAAGTGGAGACGAAACGTTGCCTCTAATTTCTATCCAGTCATGCAATTTGATTCCACAGGTTTCACACCTTACAACATGACCGAAGCAACATTCAACATTAAAGAGGGAGATATTATTATTCACCCCTCAAACATTACACATGGATTTGATGCTAACCCTACTGGCAATAGAATCACACTCACAGCACAAATCGTCCCAGTAGCATGACACTTACTTATTCCACAGTTATTAACAAGTTTTCCACAACATTGCGCGTTTCTGTGGAATAAATTAAATGTCTAATTAAATATACTTTTGTGCTCTAAATGCCCTTATAAATATGCACACAAATCGTTGCCTCGGACTGTAACACATAAGGGCAAGGATTGCAAACACTTGACAACACCTCCGAGATCCTCTACAATTCACTCAAGTCAACAAATCACAATGGGACGGACTTACAAACGAAACGACCTCCACAACTCTCGTAGACCGAAAAGTATCAGAGAGAAACGTCAATTTAACGGTAGCAAAAAGACTACCAATTATGACAGTTATTCTGAGGACTATTCCACCCGCTACGATAACAACAACACCAAGGAGGATTACACCCGTGAATGAGATCGACACCGATTGGATTGATGACATGCTCGCTGAGGATTGCCCCGAGTATGATGACCTAACTGAAGAAACACTTAGTGACACCTACCTGGGAGAATACCAATGAAGACTATTCAACTCGCCACACATCCCCCAGTAAATATCAAGATCTGGGAGAAGAGTAGGAAATACTTTTGGGCATACGATTACGATGGTTGTCCTAAGTATGGTCCATTCAAATCACAGCAGCAAGCACACACCGACGCAGTTGCATTCTCTGAAGCATGAGTGACACTTACGGAGCAAAGATTGCCTCTATTCCTGATAGTCTAGAGGCATACCTTGACTTATACGATGAGGGACAATTACCACCCGATGAGCAAGTCAAACTAGCACAGAGTTTGATTGACTTAGACCTTGACGATTATCTCACACAGTATCAACCACTATGTGATTATTTCATCGCTGAGGGTCTATGTTATGATGTAGAGGTAGGCGACACTTAGGACAGTGTTTTGCGTCATGTTGTTGATGCCGCCGAAGGCGGTATATAAAAAAGGTATACTTCCCTAACCTACAACAGTATCCTATCGCCTTCGAGATACTATTCATATTAAAAAATTTTTCCAGGATGAAAATACGCCCCACAAGATTTCCAAGATACGAGGTAAGTGACACTGGAGAAGTGTATAGAGATGGAGAGTATCTCAAAGCACATCCCAGGGGTAAACTTACGAAGGTTAATGATTCCCGCTATATGGCGGTGAATATTCAAACATTGGATGAGGAAAGCGGTAAGAAGCGATATAGCAAAGAATATGTGCATCGCCTAGTTGCCGAAGCATTCATACCAAATCCAAATAATCTTTCTGATGTGGATCACATTGATTGTAATAAAAGCAATAACCATGTGAGTAATCTCCGATGGGTTTCACGGGAGGAAAACATGGCAAGGAATCGAAAACCGAAAGGGACGATACGCAAACGCAAAAGTTATTATATATCTGATGGAGAGGGAAATTGGACCTTGATTCCAAAGGAAGACCACGCCAAGTATGGTATCACTAATGAAACTAAGAAAACCAGTGACTGATTATATTGCTCCTAAGGTAACCACAACTCCTTGGGAGCAATTTCAATATATCGCTATAACACTCTCAGAGACCCTCAGGATCGCCTGTAGCAGCGTCCTACAACGTATTAGGAGACTTAGTAAGGTATGACTACTAATTCAATGACAAGAGGCGAGAAGTATCTTGCTTTAGTAGAAGAGTATAAAGATCTTCTAGATATTCCATGGACTGGAAGGAGACTCTACGGATGCTACGAGATCATTCGTAAGTATATGAAATGGAAGCATGATTTGGATATGATCGACTTCAATGCTCGTGGAGTAATTCGATTTACTGATGAGGCAATTGAAGAGAGCAATGGTGTGTGGGTCTTCCGTAGTGAGTGGGGAGATGAGTTAGTGCAATGGGATGACTTGCAAGTAGATGACATCCTAGTCCTCAGATTGTATACCACACCCCTGGGCGGGACGTATTCTGCAGACACAAAGAGTCGTATCCCTAACCATGGTGGTGTGTATCTGGGCGATGGATTCATGTTGCACCATCCTTACAATGATGTCTCACAGATTGCAGATCTTTACAATCCTGCGTTTGCTGTTTATCAGCAGGCATGTGTTGGCGCTCTGAGGCGTAGTGAAATAACCTCTGAGACTACATAAAGTAAAACTGAATACCATAACGGTTATGAGCAAGAGGTATGTGCTAGAAGTAGAAGTAGATGAGCATGGGGAATGTTTTATCACACTCCCCGATGAGATGCTTGAAGAGACTGGATGGGATGTAGGGACTGAGTTAGATTGGTCTGAGGAGATTGATGGATCTATTATCCTCAAAGAGATACTTGAGTAAAAAAATCGTAAAAACCGCGTGGACCTTAAAATGACTAATAGTAATGAAAATTCCGTCCCACAATTTGAAAGTGACGCAGAGTATTTTGCGTGGGCATTTGAGCAGATTAGTAAGAGCATCAAGAATCTTGCGGATCGTCAAGCGATCCTAGAGCAAGCAATTCAAAAGATGCCGCCACCTGGCGCGGATATGGTGAAGTATAAGATTCCAGGTAATGAAGAATACAGTAATCTCAAGGAGTTACTGGATAATATCTTTGACCGACTAAATACGATTGAAACCGTTAACGGTATATAATGGCAGCGTATGTTGAGGAGACTTCTAGGAGTTACCCCAATCCAATATCATCTCAAGAGATGGCGACTACTTTTAAGCGACCATCGTCTGGAAAGTATCGCTCTCATGAATCTGCCCCAGGGGTAGGCACAGGCACCGATTATCAAATCACCTTCCAAGGTGCGGGTCCTGGGTCATTTCCTCTGGGGAGAGATATTGTACACTATATCGGTGATATCGATCCTCAATGCGTAGGCAACTGTGATGGAGATCGTCAAGCGATCTATCGTTTCTGGAGAAGTAATAAAAGAGATCATAAGTATGCAATCACACCCCAACTTCAGAAGAAGGACATGGGTGTTGAGAATGAAGACTGGGAGAAGGCAGCAGGTGGTTACAGACCCGAGCCTAAGAATGGCAAACCTGTATTCTATTTGCTGCGAGAGCAACTAGACAATACTGTCCCTGTCAAACTATTCTATTCATACTGGCCTGATAATACATTGCTACACGCTGGGTCTGGTAACCCAGGTGGTATCACAATAGGCAATGGTAAGGGCAAGTATATGGACCTGGGTATCATTGGGTATGCCTATGCCTCTCAGGAGAGCGGCACAGTGCCTCTGTATCATTACCGCTATGGTAGCTACGGTGCAAGCAAAGGTAAAGACATTGATGACTTCTATACTATCGACCCCTCTCAAGAAGTTGACCTAGGAGGCGGTCCTATACCCCCTAGGAAACCGCGAGAGGGGCGTTGGCAGTATCAGGGTATCGAATGCTATGTTTATAGTGGAGAGGATCCTAATGCTCCCAAGAGGACATACAGAGACATTGGTAAGATAGGTCCTACTGGTCAGTGTATCAATAAGCGTAGTTGGTATGCATGGCCTGCTGACGATCAACCATTTAACTGGAGAGTTTATAACAGAGGTGGATATCCTGGTGGTTATCCTAACGGTCCTGCTGGTGCGACTCCTGGTGTGTTGGGATTTGGTAATCCAGACAACGTAGAGTTGCTTAGTGAAGATGCAAACTTTGAATGGGCATACGGACTCAACGGTGCAATCAAAGGAGCAGTGCCACGCTTCCTAGGATTTGAGGATAGTTATGACTCACAGTTTTACTATTATCTCTACGACACATCATATCCTTGGAATGGTCCGATCTTTGGTATTCAGTATGCGCTGAATGATATTCCTTGCTGTCCTAATACTACATGTAATGATGAGAATAGTGAGAGACCTAGACCCTGTTGTATTCCTAACGACCACCACTACTCTCATTTCTATGAGATCCGTGAAGATTCTTGGGAAACAACCAAGACACGCATGAGTATCAATGACATCAGCACCAATGGTGTGAAAGAGTCATTCCAATGTATTGATACTGATAGTCGTCGTATCCTCTTCCGCTATACATCTACCAGTGGTAGTTTCAAGCGAGGAGAGACTCTCAATGGTTGGATCATCGGATCCGTAGTTTACTACGGAGATGAGTTGAAGTGTGGACTGATTGAGCTCAATGCTGGCGCAGTAGGTAGCAAATTCTCATATAACCAAACAATCACTTCTGCAGATGGCGGCACTGCTGTAGTCCTTGCTGGATATGGTATCCCCAACAAAGGAGCGTTTGCGGGCGTTTATGAATTCCCTAAGCGGATCTCCTACTATGAAGTGGAGATTAACCCTAAGGCACTCATCCCTACACGCACACTTGACCTAGCAGAAGCGGAAGCAGTAGTCGATAACAACGGATCGATTACAGAAGTGATCATGATTGCGGGCGGTAAGGGTTATAAGAATCCAACTGTTGAGGCAATCAACCCCAGAGTCATGGATTCCTACTCCGCTGGTGACTTGTCTAAGTTTATGCAAGACGGTGTTGTCAAGGGTGATGAGGCAAATATCAGTAATTCATTCCTAACTCCCGACACTTCAAACATTATTGATAATAATGTCCGCGATACCTTTGAATCTCTTGGTGTGCAGAATGGTGAGATACCCTATGCTACAGATAAGAATGCGGAAAAAATGAAACTCAAGAAAGCAATCTTGGAGATTTCCGAGATTACTGAAGATGGGGAGATCATGTCTATCCGTGTTGTTGATGGTGGTGCGGGATATAACCAAGCAGAGCCTCCAACAGTGATGATTGTTGAGCCTGAAACGTTTGAATATAAGTCTCCTGAGATTCTGGATGACACGCCAGAGAATACTAGAGACAGAATAACTGACTTGGGTGCAACTTTTGCTAGTAAGTTTGTGGGTGCTATGGACGCTGAAAGTCATCAGCGCCTCAGTGGATTCATGCAAGGGTCATTTGTTACTGCAACAGCGGGTCCAAAGACATCAGTCGTGGATACTTACCTCAGAGTCCCTGATAGAGAAGAGGGTGATGAGACAAAGTATTGCTTTGATATTCCACAAAAGTGTATCAGCATTCCTGTTTACGGTCAGTTGTCTTCAGTCCCCGCTAATTGGGAGTCGTTGTTTACATATACTCAAGCAAATCCTGGTGTTGCCGAATGGTATAACACCAACAGTGGTATTGTTTCTGACGGATTCCGCAAAGGTGATGCACTACTTGATAACCTGAGTAGTGTCTATGGTGCGTTTGGCGGATCAAACTGTATTGTTTCAGGTCAACCTAAACTCTATAACATCAGAAGATGGTTTGATATGCCCTGTGCATACCTGGCATCTGGTGGAGGAGAGCAAAAGGCATTTGGTTACTTGGTTTACAAGTATACTGCATCGGAGCAACAGGAAGCATCATTCCGTGTTTCGATGGAAGTTGAAGGAAAGGTCATAGGATCTATGGGATCCGACTTCATGGATTACTTGGATACCTTCCCCAAACCAAGGATTACACCAGCAAGAAAAGTTTCAGGTGGTTACAAGACATGGAGTTGTAGGACTGGCGGTGTTGATGGTAGATGCTATCGCGATCCATCAAACCCTAGTGACATCATCTTTGTGCCTGTGGGTCTGGATGAGAATACATTTGATTACAACCGCAATGGATATTCAGAGTATCAGCAGTTTGCACTTTGGTTAGGAGACAACCTAACTGGTGGTGGACTGACTTCTGGTAGCACATCGTGGTCATGGGTCGATGATGAGACAACTACAACCACAAATCCTGACGGATCAACGTCATCATCTACCACAAGTTACGGTGGCACTACTTCATCTGGATATACTGCATTCACTGTGGACTGTAGTCCTGACCCTGGTAGCACTAATGTGCCTAACCATGATTGTTGGGATAAGTATGTGCGTGCCACAGGAGCGCCCTCAGACGCCCCTCTCAACGTTTACTGTGCATATGACAATCAGGGTAACGGACTTCCTGGAGAGCGTTTCTGGGAGATCACAGGACCCGCTAACGGGACGCAACCTGATGGATATACAACACCAACTGGACCAACAAATCCATTCTGCTCTCAATGCACAGGATCGTCTTTGTATCCTTCATGGTCCATTGTCTTTGGTGGTGGTCCTCCTGCTTGTGGTCTAGATGATGTGAATGACGCATCTATTGCTATTGACCCTCAGCGTATTTACGATCATGGTGATGGTGTAGGTAAGGTTATGCAGATGGGATCGTATGATGGCACCATGCAAGTCAGAAACTGGTTGACTGGTGGCACTATTGCTCTAAGTAGGACCATCAGGAATTTGGGTAATCCATATTTCGATGAGTGTGATGGCCTAAATGCTTGGAATGCAGGAAACCGTATTAACGACGATATTGTTTAACTATGGCATATGGATTTCTAAAACCTGTTGCATCACTGAATGGTCTTCCATGCTCTGGACATGGACTTTGTATACCATCCACCATTCACTCTGTACAGGCGTGTGGCACCCCTCCAATCCCCTACAGCATCGTTATTAAGAATTTTACATGCTGGTGGCCCCCTTTGCCCCTAATTCCGTTGACAGCGATCAACCCATTTAGGGCAACTGTGCTGGTAAACATGATTCCGATCATGTTGATGGGTGATGTTTTCATCAATCACCCTGCAGTTTGCTCGAATATCATCATTTACCTGTGCCCTTGTGGCAAAGCAATCTGTGCAATCCCAACTCCTATCCCATGTAGTCCCCTAACTATTGAAGATATGGGTGTTATTGGACACCCAAGAGTCGTTATGGCAACAACTTTGACAGTCTTTGCACTGAAATTGCCTGTTGCACGCATCCTAGACCCCCTCGGAGTCGGATTTCCTGGTTTCTCTTACCCTTGCTCGTCGGTTGTTGCCTTTGGACACCCCACTGTGCTTGCCTCATGAAGCAAATCTGCTATAATTAGTAGGTCCACAACGGAGAAAAATGGCAACTCGAAGCAAAGTCGGTATCTCAGGCACCAATTTCATGCCTGGTAAACCCAAAGCAACTCGACAAGGATCATCTAAAAACACAAAGTATGCCGCGACATCACGAAACAAGGCGAAGAAGAGATACCGTGGTCAAGGACGATAAGGTGAAGACCACGCCCGAGCTGGTAAATGAAGCAAACAACGGACTTTATCATGCAACAATGAATCTCCCACATGCAGCAAAGCACTGTGGCATGACAGAAAGGGAGATGAAAATGACATTTAGAGAATTCCTTAAATATCAGGAGCAATAAATTATGAGAGATCTCCTCTTCATCAGTCAGGATAAGGAAATGGCACTCATCCAAGAGCTGATTTACAAGCTTAGGATGGCAAAACTTGACATTCACCCGTCCAAAACCTGTTTTCTTTGTGTCTCCCCTGACTATTCAAGCATCGTTGCTCAACATTTGAGTCATGGTTTGTCCATTGATGGGGAGATTTTTCATATTGAGGCAGTAAATGTCAACTTTCCAGACGAAAGTCCTAAAAAATATCAGATAGATTTCAGTCTTAACTATGCAGAGTGGGTCTTAGAATGGGACAACTTTGTGCTTATCGAAGCAGGAGTGATCCGAGGCGGCACTTACACCTGGATTACCAAGGCAATGGAAGAGTTTTCAGACAAGAATTACCATACTGTCGCACTTGCTGAGAATATCGGAAGTAAATATGCCTCTGATTTTGTTGGAATGTATTATGACGACAGTAAAGAAGACTTACATTACTGGTGGGAGCGCCCAAACAACCACTGGGAATGGCAATAAATAACCTTATGCACTATGCAGGAGACTAACAATGGCTAACAACCCAGTACCTGACCAGGGACAAGATTTCCTGAAGTCTGGGATGACGCTAATAACTGATCCTAGAAGTGATAAATATCTCAACATGGCGCGTAAGCGCCACTCCGATCCACCCAAAGATCGGAATTCAAAATGGTGCGGTGGTAAAAATGGGTTTGACGACTATGTAGAAAGGATGTAATGGCATCTTACAGATTCAGATCCGAGAAATACGTCAGTAGAGGATACAAAGACTTGTCTGTTTCATTCAAGTCTAACCCCTCTACTGGCGATTTTGGCATAGTTAAGAATGAAAATGCGATTAAGCAGGCAGTAAGAAATCTTTTATTGACTGATCTTGGTGAAAGACCCTTCCAACCCAACATTGGATCACGAATTAAGGGTCTTTTGTTTGAGCCTTGGGATGTTTTCAGTGCAGATGAGATCAAAGGTGAGATTAAAAACTGCTTGAGTCGTCTAGAACCTAGAATTCAAGTCACAAAAGTGACTCTTACTGATGAACCAGATATAAATGCTATTGCAGTTGAGCTTGATTATACCATTGTTGGTGAAACTGTTGTCCAAACTATCGAGTTTCTCTTAGAGAAGGCATAAAATGTCAGCAATTCCTTCACAACTTACGTCTCTGGACTTCTTTGAGATCAAAGAATCCATTAAATCCTACCTCAGGACTCGGAAAGAGTTTTCGGATTACGATTTTGAGGGAAGTAGCGCATCGTACCTGATCGATATCCTCGCTTATAACACATATTATACAGCATTCAACGCTAATATGGCGCTGAATGAGTCATTTCTCGAAACTGCAACCGTCAGAGACAACATTGTCCGCATTGCAAAGCAGTTAAATTACACTCCTAGGTCAATTAAAGCGCCTAAAGCGTGTATTAAGATCGAAGCACAGACAGAGATCGCTCTAAATGGCACTACATTTCCCGAATTTGCGACTTTGAAGAAGGGAGATGTGTTTGTTGCGGAGAATGCACTCGATTCTTTCACATTTACACTCACAAGAGACATCACAGTCCCCGTAAATTCCTCAACTGGACTGGCAACTTTCGATGATGTCGTCATTTATCAAGGAAATCTGCTCTCATACAACTATACAGTTGATTATACGAAGCAACAAGAGTTTTTGATCCCTGCAGAAAACGTAGATACGGGTCTTCTCAGTGTTGACATCTCTCCAAACGCACAATCTTCGGAAACTGACACCTACAGTCTCGTAAATAACGCGACTGCATTGACAGAAACCTCCAGAATCTACTATTTGGAGGAAACAGATGACCTCAGATACCGTTTGATCTTCGGTGATGGCGTTTTGGGGCGCAAATTGATTGATGGTGAATACATCAGACTGGAATATGTGCAAACTGATGGTGTAGCAGCAAACGGATCGAAGTCATTTAGCTTCATCGGCAACATTATTGACTCTGATGGGCGCGTTTTGCCTACAGCAGGCATGATGCTGCATGTCAAGGAGTCAGCACAGCAAGGCGAAGATCGCGAAACAGGTCTAAGCATCAAATTTAGAGCACCTAGAGCGTATGCAACGCAAAACCGTGCTGTGACCGAGAATGATTATGAGCATATCGTTTCTGAAGTGTATCCTCAAGCAGCATCGGTGACTGCATATGGCGGAGAGAGACTTTCTCCACCAATTTACGGTAAAGTCTTTATCGCTATCCGTCCTAAGACAGGCACAAAGCTCAATGCGAGCACAAAAGCGAAAATCAAGAATGATCTGAAGAAGTTTGCGGTTGCATCAATCGAGCCTGTCATCGTTGATCCCACTTCTTACTACATTATTCCAAAATCTTACGTTTACTACGACGGAAACGCAACTTCCAATACTGGATCGCAACTTGGCACCAAAGTGTTGCAGTCAATTGACCAATTTAACAAAGCAGGTCAAACAAACCGCTTCAATAACCGTATTGATGGATCTAAGTTTGGTGCTGTGATCGATAACAGCGATACATCCATTGCTGGTAGCGTAACTCAGATTACTTTGGGTCAAAATCTGGATCAATTCACTTGGGGTAACGTATTTACCCAATGTTTGGACTTTGGTAACAGAATTTACGATCCTTCATCCTATGCTGGCGACGAGCCTAAGAATGGAGACGGCACAGACCCCGATGGCAACGTCGGTGGCACAAAATGTGACCCTTCATTCTCTGTGGTCAAGTCTGGCACATTCTATGCAACTGGTTATACCGAAGATTTGGTAAACCTTGCACTTGACGAATCAACTGGCGCTCAGATCATCACTCCTGCGTTTAACTCCAACGTTGCAACTGAAGTCCTGGTCCCTGTCAACATCAGAGACGATGGTAAGGGCAACTTGATGCTGGTTACTAAGCGTGATGAAACAGAATTGATTCTCAACCCAACCGTTGGCACGGTTGACTACGGATCTGGCAAAGTTTGCGTTGGACCTCTGGCAATTTCGGATACTCCCGACAATATCGAAAGACTTCCAATTCAGGTCGTGCCCTACAGTGGATCTATTGACATTCCACCTGGCGTTGACCCCACAATCTTTAATCCTGCGGTTAATCCAATCGACTTTACGATTAACACAATCCCTGTCCCCACCTTCGATCCCAACAACTTCTCGGGATACAACTTCGGTCCTACAGGGGGTATAAATATCATTGATTACCCAATGGATTCTTTCGAGTATCCAGTGCCAGACGGTTGTTTCTGAGATAGATGCAAAACAAAAACATTAACGTATCTGATCGCGTCGAAGGTCAACTACCTGAGTTTATCAGGGAAGAAGATCAGCAGTTTGTCAACTTTCTCTTCGAGTATTACAAGTCTCAGGAGAAAACAGGCAGACCGTATGATATCCTCAATAACCTTCTCAATTATCTCGACTTAGACGAGTATAATACAGAGCAGCTTTCTAGCAGCACACAACTGCTTTCTAATGTAGGTCTTTCTGAAGACAAACTGGAAGTAGAATCGATTGATGGTTTCTTGGATCAGAATGGATCCATCATGATCGATAATGAAGTCATGTATTACGAGTCTGTGACTCGTGGTCCTGATGCTATTATCACTCCTGGCGTATCTATCGCTCAGTTTGATAAGAAGAAACAACAACTGGAAAATCCTTTTACACTGTTCGATGGTGTAAGGACATCTTTCCCCCTGAGTTTCCTTGGCACTCCCACTTCACCCCCAAGTGCTGAGCATCTCCTTGTAATCACTTACAACTACTTCAATATCCCTGGGGTTGACTACTACCTTGAGGGAGATGAGATTCGTTTCACCAATCCACCCCGTGAAAGGACTGGTGTTGACAATTCAGACTTTACTCAGATCATTTATCTGGTTGGTTATGCAAACCAACCTATTTTGACGTTGGATGCTGTCCCCTATACCGAGTGGGAAGGTGGACATGAGTATCCAATGCGTCTCAATACTCAGGCATACCGCCCAACGTCGGAAATTGGTCTGATTATTCATAAGAATGGCAGACTGCTGAAACCTTACGAAGATTATTCAATCTTTGAAGATACTCTTATCTTTGATTCAGTGTTGGGTGCTGCTGATGTCATCCATATTAGATCTGTTGAATATATTGCACCTGCATATGGATCTGGTGCTGATGCTATTGTCCAGGTAGCAGAAAGTGGTGCTATCTCTCGTCTGATCCCCAAGTCAGGTGGTAGTGGTTATCGTTTGGACTTTAATCCAAAAGTTGCCGTCATCTCAAAAACGGGTGAAGGTGCAACTGCCAAGTCTCTGATTGGCGGTATCAAAGATATTCGTCTTATTGATGGTGGTCAGGGTTATTCTTCATACAACCCACCTATTCCCATCATCGCTGAGCCTGTAAATAGCAGCGGCAGTAATGCTGTTCTGTCTCTGACTGTTGATGACGTTACAGGACAAGTTGATTCTATTACCATCGAGAATTCTGGTAGTGGATATGACTTCATCCCTGCTATTACATTTAGAAACCCCAGTGGTGCTGAAATTGGACAACCTCAGATTGACTCCGAGGGTAGATTGGTTGCCAATAGCATTCCTGTAAATGAAATGGGTTTTGGATACTCAAATCCTCCCATTGTATACATTGATCCTGCTCCCGAAGATGGTATCAACGCTGCAGCAGTTTCTAGAATCAACCAAGATGGTCAGGTCTACGAAATCCTGATCACAAATAGAGGTAGAGGGTATCT